AAGCTCCTGTGTATGAGCCTGTAAAAATTAAAGAAGGTGCTACTGGCTTTATGTTTATAGAAAGGGCTGTCTTTGAAGAGTATGCAGAAGCATATCCTGAACTATTATATACCCCCGACCATCTAAGAGAAGGAGAGTTTAAACCAGGACAAAAGATTACTGCTTTTTTCGACTGTGTAATTAACGAAGAAAATAGATATCTTTCTGAAGATTATATGTTTTCAGAGTATTGCACTAAGCTAGGAATCGACATTTGGGCATTGCCCTTAGTGGAGTTAATGCATTGTGGCTCACATATTTTCAGAGGAAGTATAGTTAAAATGGCACAAGCAGATGTACATGCTACAATCGCACCAGACGACATGGCTAAAATGCAACAACGTCCCAACGACTTAAGGGAAGAAAAATAATTCTTGACACGAGTTCAAAAATTTGTTATAATATGTTACTATTTGATTGGAATAAGATAATGAGAGTAAGCAAAGGAAGTGTTGATGATATGATACAAATACTTCGTATAATGACTTACAAGATTAAACCTAAAAATTACCATGATAAGACTTTTAAGTTTTATCAGTATCGATTCGGCGGACAATCATACCTCCTAAACCCAAAGGAGTTACTAGAAGCTGGTCGAGCATTGAGTGATAGAGAAGTTGTAGAGTATGCAGGTGTCGCATCCTTTCGCAATTATCACAACTATGTAAACACAAAAGACACCACACTAGATTTTCTGGAATGTCCAGTTTCAGAAGATATTATAAATAATAACAGACTGCTTGAAATAAAAGATGGACGGGTACACTTTTACTACGAGGAGACATTAGGAGAATAAAATGGCAATTGGATTCAACCAAACCAAGGGCTCAGCCCAAAAAAACAAAATAGAAACATATAACTACGCAGGTAAAGAAGACCACCACGTAAGACTGGTAGGAGATTTACTTCCTAGATATGTGTATTGGATTAAAGGAGAGAATGGCAAAAACATTCCTATGGAGTGTTTATCTTTTGACAGAAACTCTGAAACATTCAACAATGTAGAACATGACCATGTTCGAGACTTTTACCCTGATTTAAAATGTGGATGGAGTTATGCCGTTCAGTGTATTGACTACGCCGATAAATCTATAAAAGTTCTTAATTTAAAAAGAAAGTTATTTGACCAAGTTATAGTAGCAATGGAAGAGTTGGGAGACCCAACAGACCCAGTTACTGGTTATGACATTCATTTCAAAAGAAAGAAAACTGGTCCACAGGTATTCAACGTAGAATATCAGTTAGCAGTTCTTAAATGTAAGCCAAGAGAATTAGAAGATTGGGAAAAAGAATTAACTTCAGGACTTAAGTCTATGGACGAAATTCTTGTTAGACCAACTGCAGATGCTCAGCTTGAACTATTAAGAAGAGTTAACGGCAATGACGCAGGTGAAGTATCAGAAGATATTTCTAGCGAGTTTGACGTTAGTTAAGGGGAAATTATGTTTAAACCACGAATGACAAGTATCGGGGACGGGTTCCCTCATTTTACACTACAAGGTGTAGACAAGGATAATAACTTTGTAGAGGTTTCTGTATCAAGAGAATACGAACCTTTGAAGCATGATTACACAGTAATCTACTTTTATCCTAAAGACTTTACTTTCATATGCCCAACAGAGATTGCGGGAATGGATATGTTAGTAGATGAAGCAAATGTCATTGGTATAAGTGGTGACAATGAGTTCTGTAAATTAGCTTGGAAACAATCTAATGAACTCATTGGAAACATACAACACTCCTTAGCTGCAGATTGCGGTATGGGACTTGCTTCTAGACTAGGAATAGTAAATGAAGAAGCAGGAGTATGTTACAGAGCTACTTATATTATTGATAAGAACAGCGTAATACAACATATTAGCGTTAACACATTAGACACAGGCAGAAATGCTCATGAAGTTCTTAGAACTTTACAAGCAATCAAAGCAGGTGGATTAACAGGGTGTGAATGGACACCTGGGGATGAACTATTAGGATGATTTTATTTACAGCAGACTGGCATATTAAACTTGGACAAAAGAATGTACCTGTAGCGTGGGCGTGTTCCCGCTATGAGATGTTCTTTCAACAAATACAGGAAGCTATAGATAAACATAATGTGACTCTTCATATCATAGGCGGGGACTTGTTTGATCGAGTCCCTTCTATGGACGAGCTTACTTTGTACTTTGACTTTGTAAAGAGACAAAGTGTAAGAACAATTATCTATGATGGCAACCATGAAGCCACTAAGAAAAACAAAACTTTCTTTGACAATTTAAAGAGAGTTACAACAGAATTAAACCCCTGTGTAGAAGTTATTACAGAAACATACTACGAAGACGACTGGGCAATATTACCTTACGCGGATTTGCACAGAAAGAACAGTATAGAAACGATAGATGCAGACTACTTATTCACTCATGTTCGTGGAGAAATACCACCCCATGTTATGCCTGAAGTAGAACTAGAAAGATTTGATAAGTACAAATTGGTTTTTGCAGGAGATTTACATGCTCACGAAAATACTCAAAGAAATATTGTATATCCAGGCAGCCCAATGACTACATCATTTCATAGAAATATAGTAAAAACAGGCTACTTAGTAATAGACAAGGACTGGGATTGGACATGGCATGAATTTGACTTGCCACAGTTATTAAGAAAGACTATCGAAGACCCAGCGGGTATGCAACAAACAGACTTCCATCACACTATTTACGAAGTTACAGGAGATATACAGGATTTGGCCAAAGTCAAAAACTCAGACCTTCTCGATAAAAAAGTAGTAAATAGAACAGTAGATGCACGACTAGATTTAAGTGGAGACTTAAGTATGTCGGACGAGTTAATTAAATATCTACAAGAGATACTGTCTCTTGATGATGAAAAAGTAAAAAACATTATAGGAGTATTCAATGATTATTCTTCAGAAGTTGAAGTGGGATAATTGTTTCTCATATGGCGAGGGCAATGAATTAGACCTTTCCAAAGATACACTCACACAACTAGTCGGAACCAACGGCGTAGGTAAATCTTCCATACCTTTGATATTGGAAGAAGTATTATTTAACAAAAATAGTAAAAATGTTAAAAAGGCGGATATAGCAAACAGATATGTTAACCAGGGTTATGATATTAGTCTCGACTTTACTGTCGATGACAACTTATATAGTATTGCTGTTAGTAGGCGTACTAACCTCAAATGTAAGTTAACAAAAGATGGCGAGGATATAAGTTCTCATACAGCATCAAACACTTACAAAACACTTGGGGATATATTGGGTATTGATTTTAAAACATTTTCGCAATTAGTGTACCAGAATACTAATGCATCATTACAGTTCTTAACAGCGACAGACACAAATCGTAAAAAGTTCTTAATTGATTTATTAAAACTNGATGANTANGTTGCNTACTTTGANNTATTTAAAGANGCAGTACGNANNGCTTCTAGNGANNTNACNACTAGCAATGCGAAGATTGCAACAATTGAGAAATGGTTATCAGATAATATTCTCGAAGATACAAACATACTTTCCAAAATGGATTTACCATTTGAGTCGGAAGAGAATCAGAAACTTTTACGTTCATATTCGAGAGATTTAGAAAATATTTCAGAATCAAATAAAAAAATAAATACTAATGAAATTCTGAAAAAACAGTTAAAAGATATAGACCTTCACGAAGCAAAACGTTTACTAGCATTGCATCCAGAATTAAAAGATAGTTCTCAAAAGTTACAGGCATTAGGTGCATGGCGCTCAGAGAAGATGTTTGAAAACACTATGATTAAAAAGTATGAGGATTTAACAAAACTAGAAGATATGGAATGTCCTACTTGTGGCAGTGAAATTGATACAGAGTTTGTACAAAGAATGTTACAAGAACACAGTGAAAGACTAGAGCAGTGCGAAATATTTGCACAAAAAGACCAAGGCTTATTAAAAGAAATAGAGGAAGCAAATGAGATACATAGGAACGCAGGTAAAACAATCGAAGATTGGGAAAACCTCTACAGGAGTATTGACAACGAACTCCCGAGTACAGTTACAAACAAAGATGACTTGGAAACAAAGATTGTTGACCTCCGTAAAAAGATTATGGAAGAGAGGCAAGAACTCCAAAAGGTAATTGATGAAAATGAAAGACGAGAAAGACATAATACTAGAATTAGTATCATACTTGAACAGACTGAGCAATTTCAATCAGAGCTTGATGTCCATAAGTCTACTCTTGAGAAGTCGGAAAGCAAGTTGGCGATACTTGAAACGCTTAAAAAAGCTTTCTCAACAAATGGACTCCTCGCATACAAGATAGAATCTTTAGTAAAAGAATTAGAAATATTAACAAACGACTACCTTGCAGAGTTTAGTGATGGTAGATTTGCAATTAACTTTGTAGTGGAGAATGATAAATTAAATGTGGAAGTCTCAGACAATGGCAATATTATTGACATTCTTGCTCTTTCTAGCGGCGAGTTAGCTAGAGTCAATATAGCAACATTAGTTGCAATACGAAAACTTATGGCTTCAATTAGTAGAAGTCAAATTAATGTTCTTTTCCT